CTGGTTGAATGTGCGAACCCCGGTTGCAGCCACAGAGTCACCAGATGCGTCCGCAGTGGTTTCTGTTGCTGTCCCGGTAAGTCCGGTCACAAACCGTTTCACCTTCGTGCCACAAATAAGGTTGTAGCTGCGAACGGTACCGGTCTCACCATAGATGCTCTCCAGGAGTCCCTGAAGGGCGCCCTCAGTGAGAGTGCTGGCATCGGCGGTGCCTGTGATGTCCACAGACGAATCACCTGGGGTGCTTAGTTCAGAAGCGTAAACTGATGAACCAACTGTCGAATCAGCAGCCAATAATTGGATCCACTTGCCCATCCCTCGAGTCTGGTAAGGCACTGAAGCAGTGCCAACCACCGGATCGTTGTTGGAGAGGAAAGTCTTCTCCATATCACGCTTCAACTCAACCGTTTTCTTGGCAACACCAGCGGCTAACAAATCACGCTCCCCAGCGGGGGTGGTAACTTGTGCAGCCAGCGGTGAAACCTTGGTTGCCCTGCGGAAGTACTGACCGTAGTTGGACAGTTCGTTCGATTTACGCCTGTGATTTTGAATCAAAGGTGCGTAAGACGCGCCGTGCGAAACAGACGCTCCATCCTCTACCACACCAGCGGATGCGTGAGCAGTTGCCGTGGCGTCCTGACCGTCCACAAAACCAATGTTGGTAGCTGTCTCATATTGATCGACTTGCCACCTGTGGAACATATTGCCCAGGTCTTTCCCCTTGGGCGCCATACTGGTGAAGGGGCAATCTTTTGCGTCTATTAACGCAATGTAATCTGCGAGGTCCTCTCGCTTGCTAGGTCCAGGATCGCCGGCTGTTACGCCACTACCACTCCCCTGGAAGCTATGTTCAAAAAGCTGTGCCATTCTAAATAATCTCCTTTAATGCTTCGGTTAGTGAGTTCCGATCTCCTCTCTTTAGAAATACCTCCCTGGCAGTCGGCGCTTTGGACTTTTTAGGTGCCGCAGCGGGAGAAGAAGGTTGTGCTGGTGCCCTCCTGGCTTGTTTTGATTTTCCCTTGGAGTCCATTAACTCCTGGAATGCCATCAACCCCAGTTGGTACATCGTCACATCCATCTTCCAGGTTGGGGAATGTTTTATGTCTGGCCTGTTGCGGATTATTTCCTGCGCCTGTTGGTACATTGGCGATGTACGGTCCTTCCAATATGGAAATGCGTCATCCACCATCACCGAGTTTTGTGACTCCACCTGGATCGACTCCCGCCTGGTTTTCATCTCTCGAATCGCCTTGCGAGTGTTGACCTTGATTCGAGCCACATCCTCAGTGGAATAATCCTTGTCGCCTTCAATGACCCCGAGTGGATTCATCTCCGCCCAGTCATTGATCTCCTCCGCTTCCTGGATCTTGCGGTCAACCGCCTGGACCGTTGTAAGATCCTGGTACTTGCCGTTAGACCTGGGAGACGGTGGAGGGGTAGCTTTTGCATCCTCTAGTTGGCCCCTAAGCTCTGCCACCTCGCCCTCAAGTCCGGTTACCCGGTCTTCGGCCTGGCGGCGGATTGCAGTCAACTTGGAGATGCGCTTTAACAGCCCATCCGACTTATCCCCGTCCTCCGATACCTGTTCAGTATCGCTATGAGAAAGATCGTTCTCTGATTCCCCGGCACCATCTCCATCACTCGATGGCTGGTTCTCCGGTTCTTCCTCCCGTTCAGCTTCTTGTTCAACGGGTTGCGTAGGCTCGGGTTCTTTCGCCTCCTGCTCGGTTTCGCCTTCTCCAGCGAATATCCGGGCAAGTCCCGCTTGGTCTATAAGACCCCCTAAGTTATTCAGACCGTCACCTTCTTTTTGCGAGTCGGTCAGCGCCTCGCTTTGCTCTTCAGCCATAATGTCCAGGCAGTTAGTGGTTGCCAGAAACCGGTCAGTGTCCTTGTAGGGAGGGGCACAGAAAAACCCGTTGCCCCAATAACGAAGCAACGGGTCCCGACAACAACAGAGAGTTGTTAGGTTATATTCTCAAACGGTCTCTACTATAGCGTTTTGATTGCGTCTTCTTTTGCGTCCTCCAGGAGTTTTTTGGTGGACAGTACAGCGTCCAGGCGCCCAGCCGAGTGGGATCGCTCGTCCGGGGTTAGGCCGGCGCCACAAACGTAACCTATCTCCGCTTCCGCCGCCTGGTCCAGTATGGACATTATAGCCTTCCATTGATCATCGGCGTTTTGGCTCAATAGATATTGCCGTATTTGCTCGGATGTCATTGTACCTGTTTAACTCCTATACGCCCGATTTGAGCGTTTTGTTGTTGCTGCAAGGACATCTCCAGGTTCTGCTGGTAGTTCTGGAACAGTGCGGCCACTTGCTCATCCTCCCCGGCGGCTTGTTGGGCTTTCGGGTTGCGTTGGACAATCTCCTGGAAGTACTGCAATCGAGTCTGGGCAGAGGGATCATTCTCCCGATAGGTAGCCTCGTTACCCAGCATCATACCCCCAACCTCACCCTTGACCTCGTCAAAGATCTTTTGAGATGCACTGCCCTGGTCGATCAGGATCTCGTCCGCCAGGTCAGGCGCTATCGACCTCACCATCTTGGACATCAGCGCATTTCTCTCGATGCTGCCACCGGCGTCCATTGGCAATAACTGTTGAGCGATGATCTCCAGTTTTTTCATCACATAGTCATCGTTCAGGTCCCTGGCATCAAACTTCAGTATGAAGTCAGGCATCATATCCAGATCCATCTGCGGTAGCTGGAAACCCAGGATTCTGGTAAGATCATCTCCCTCCAGGTACTGAAGCGTTAGCACCAGCATCTGTTGGTAGATCTCTGTCCAGGATGACAACCAACTGTTGATTGTCGCCTGTTGTTTCATAGTGGTGTTGCCTGGCGGGATGTTGGGGTGAGCCAGACCGTAGTACTCCGCCACATCCTGGAGTATTAACTCGATCACCGACATCGAGGTGGCCGGCACCCCTGCGGTCAACTGTAACGGCATATAGTCGCCAGGCTTGTGAACCGGCACCATCACAGCCGGCCCCAGGTGGTTTGCCATACCCAGGCGCCGGTTGTACTGCACAGGAGGTATCGTCTCCAACGCTGTGCGGTCGATGATGCTGTCCCTCTGCGCTTTCAACTCGGCCTGGTGACAGGCGCTTATCTCCGCCACCCCCCGGCTCTCGCTTATAGCTCGCCTGGCTGGGCGCTCACGGCGAAACTCCACAAACGGGTACATACAGTGCGCGTAATCCAACAACTCGTGCTTTGCATACAGATCATCCTCTCCATCGCCTGTCGCATAGGCGTTGAATATAGTGCAGTACACGCCAGGGATGTCGTCCTCGTTCAACTGCTTTGTATAGGCGTATATGACCTCCACCAGGTTCTCGGTTGAGTCCGCCTCATTGGTGATAAGGTTGTTCACCGAGATGTCCCTGGTGAGGGATTCACTCGTTTTGCCGGCGGTGTTTATAGCCGCCTCAACAAACTCCTCAGACCACCCATCGTCACCAACCTTGGCTCTCAACTCCAACTCGGTCATATAGACCCTCCTGAAGATCACCCTGGCCTTTTGCAGATCCAGCGTCTCCGGTGGAAAGCTCACATCCTCATAGGGTTTGAGGGCCACAACCGTTGGCTGGTTCTTGTGCGTATAGGGCGTGGGAAACTGGGTCTCCCCGGTGTTTCTCAACTCCCTTATCATTTTCCTGGCTCGAGACTTCTTTACTCCCAGGATCTCCTTAAACAACTCCGCCGCCTGGTCCTCCGCCTCCGGGTTCTGGATCAACTCAGGCAACTCCGCCGCCAGCGAGTTGGGGTCCGCCTCCTGGGCCATCATCAGCAACTGCTCCAGCTTGATGTCTTGCAGCTTGAGGGCACTAGACTGCTCCCACCCCACAAACATCACGCTAAACCCATAGGTCAGCGCATACTCGCCAAACAATTCAGCCTCCCGCTGTAGTTCGTTGTATAGCCTCGACCCAACAAGCCACCTGAACAGTTGATTGAGTGCCGTACTCGCCTCCAGGTCGCCGGTCTCCACCGGGTTGATCTTCACCTGGCTGCGATTAAACGCCACCATCAGGATGTCCAGGAGGTTGCGTATGGTTGTGTCAATCAACCTTTGCCTGGTATCGGCTGCACCCTCCCAGGGAAACGCACTGCCACCCTCCGACAAATACTCCGAGTGCTTTTTAAAGTCATCGCTCTGCGAACTCCATTTCGCCAATCGGTGCTTGTCGCTATAGCTCAACCTTTCACTGGTGAACCCCTCGTGAATGGACCTCCTATACTCCGACTGGAGTTCTTTTACATCAGGGGTCTCACTTGCTTTTACTAACTTGTCACTTTGTTCCATAAACTGATCCTCTCTCTAGCTCTGTTATTATATCGTTTTTAAACACCTTGGCTTTGCCTCCCAGGGTTATGTAACTCCTGATCGCTCCTGCCTCCATCAACTTTTTCAGGTAGCCAGGTGACCACCCACTATACCTCACAGCCTCCTTTTGGCTGATCAGCGCACCATCCTTCCTTTTTAGCTCATCAATCATAAATATCCACCACCGCCAGTGGCCCTATATGTGTTCTCATCGACATATATGGGGTCATAGGTCATCAAGTACCGGAGGCAATCAATAAAGTCCTTATATCTATTCTTTTCCCCTCCAGCGGCACTAAACTCCTTCAGGCAGTCTATCAGGTTTTCGCAGTCACTGCTCACATACAACCGTGGTTCGTTTAACACGCTCAACTTTTCATCCGGGTTGTAGTTAAGCCACTCGTTGATAACGCTGGCGCCCTGCTCGATGGGCAAGCCTGGCCCCTTGGTGAAGCTCATAGGATAATCCCCATCATCCAGAAGGTCTATAAGGGTCTCGCCTCCCTCAGCCGTCATTGCCTGACTGCCACCAGCCCTGGGATCAATCAACCTCTCATAAATCTCCTCGCCACCCTCAAGCTCCCGTATCAACTCCTTGTACTCGTTCAGCCCCCGGCCCTCTGGCTTTTGAGCCGGCCCCATATCACCCTCCGGTTTGTCACCTGGTATAGCCCACTCACCATAATGCTCCTGGTCAGGCCACTCCCTATAAACATACGCCTTGCCATCCTCGTCTATTCGCAACCACAGCATACTCCAGTTCCGGGAGCCGGCTGGATCCACGCACATATAGTTGGTGCCCCTGGTTGGGATCTTGCCAGGGTCAATGATGTGGACCTTGCTAAATTTAGGGAAGAAGTTGCCGGCACTCTTATCCGTATAGCCATACGCCCGGATCTTGACCTGGGACGAACTCTCCCCCGCCAGCGTCCGCTCCATCTGGTCATAGGGGTTGTACGGGTTCATCGAGGTGAAGAAAAACACCACCCCCTTATTATCGTCCATACAGTTCATCGTGTAGGGCATCGTGCCCCTGGGACAACCTGGAACATTCACCCTGCCAGGTAATAGCGGACTCTCCTTGGTCTGCCTCGGCTCGGCGCCGTTCACAAAGGATCCATACACCGGCGTAAACCCAGTTATAGGGGTCGCACTGATTATCATCTTCCCCTTCCTGGTCACCAGCCTATACGCTGCTGTCTCATACCAGGAGAACGGCACCAATTCATCAAACCACACAAGATCCCCCTCAAACCCCTCCAGGACATCCCCAGGCTGCTGGTAAGCCATACACCAGCACTGGCTCTCGTTGGGAAGAACAAAGGTCGCATCACTAAAGCCATTCTTTTGGCTATACTTAACATTCTGCACCT